TGACAAACACTTAGATTATGCTATTCAATATTATTTAGAAATGGATCATAGTGACATTGACGATGATGATGAATGGGATGAGTAATGGGTTGGTACAGTCGTGTAAGTCGAAATGTAAATGAAATACCTGCAGCGATTCAGCATTTTGAATCTGAACTTATAGAAGCTAAAAAAGAGTGTAAGTTTGTAGGTAATGTTGAAAAACAAGCATCGTTAATGCCAGGTATTGTTGAACATAGATTTAATCAGTTGCAAGAAATTGAAGCCATACTAGAATATTTAAACATAGAGCTACGTAGATTACGTAGCTCGTTTTTCCGAAAGTATTTAGAAAACTATCAAAGAGCATTAAGTAGTCGTGATGTTGAAAAATATGTCGATGGCGAAGCTGATGTTGTTGACTATGAGAAAATTATTAACGATTTTGCACTAATGCGAAACAAATGGTTAGGTGTACTTAAAGCACTTGATCAAAAACAGTGGCAAATTACTAACGTTGTAAAACTCAGAGTTGCAGGAATGGAAGACGCAACTTTGTAAATAGAGTATGACCCTAACAGTTATACTTCCAGCCGCAGGCAAAGGTACTAGATTAAACTTACCTTATCCTAAAGAAATATTAAGACTAGATAAAAATCAAGCACTTATAGATTATAGTTTTGACTGGTTCAAAGACTATGATAGAAACAGTGTTGATTTTGTTGTAGTAATAAATGAATACAAAACCGAAATAGTAGAATATTTGTCAAAGTACAAACACAAATATAATATTGCTTTCGTATATCAAAATCCTAAAGAATTAGAATACACTGGTGCGATAAAAAGTGCATTTAGTTGGTTTGGAGAAGATAATGTTGTATTATTGCCTGATACTATTTTAAAATTAAAAGGCACTGAAGATTTATATACACAAGTCAAAGACAAATTAAATAACAATGAATTTGTATTCTTTTACAAAAAAGAAAAAGATCCATTGATGTTATCTACAAAAGGTGCATTACAAATGGAGAATAATATTGTAAAATATTATGAAGACAAACCTCAAACTGACTTTACAAAATTTAATGCATATTGGTGTAGCTTTGCATTTAGAGCTAGTTCGTTTATGCCTGCAATAGAATATATGGAAAAAAGCACACTCAAACAAAAGTTTAGTCCTAAACAAATGACAGCTACTCCGTTTTATAATTCAGAAGGTATCGAAGTTAATGACTATATAGACTTAGGTACGTGGAATGAAATACGTAGATTGTTAGCAGAATATCAGGAAGAATAATGTATTTTTATGTTGGTGATAAAGAACACAATAGATATAGTTTTAGATCAAGAGGAACTTTATTACTTGAAAATATGGATAGTAATAATAATGGGCTTATTACAGATATAAATCAAATACAACATAATGACAATAGATTATTTGTATTTGGTAAAAAATTTACAAATGAAATATTAGATGTATTGATAGAAAAAAATGCAAAATTTATTTGTGATATATCTGACTATAAATTTTATAAACAAGATGTAATAAATTTATATACAAAGGCTGCAAAGTATTGTAAGTTTTTTGTTGCTACTTGTGAATATCTAGCAAAAGATGTAGAAAGATTATTTAAAAACAAATGTTATGTTATAGCAGACTTAACAGAAAGAAAACAAAGCAAGCCAACAAAAAAAGTGTTTACAAAAACCGACATTGTAAAACTTGTATGTTATGGAGCAAGAAAAAATATTCATAAAGTAAACTTTGATATGATACTTGCTAATATGAAAACTATACATCCAAACGTACATATAGATGTTGTTACAAATAAAAATATAGACGATCCAAGTTGGTGGACAGATTGGAGTTATGAAACACAAGAAGAAATGGTCAATAATAGCGATGCTATTTTGTTGCCAATTTTTTACAAAGACAAAATAGAAAAATTTGTAAAAGGTAAAGGAAACAACAGACCAATTGATGCACTACAGCAAGGAAAGTTTGTTATCACACAAAGTTACATACCAAGTTATGTTGACTTGCAAGATTACATTTGGACAGGTAATTTAACAGCAGGATTTCAATACTTTGTACATAATCCAGAAGAAGTTTATCAAAAAGTTTTAATGGGCCAAGACCATATTACTAAGTACTATACACCAATTAAAGTAGTAGATAAATGGCTTGAGCTAGAAAGAATTATTAATGAAAAAAGTTCATAATTATTATTTGCCAGATACAGATATACACTTTGAAAAAATGATAAACAAGCGTATTAGTCAAGGCGGGCCTCCTGAATATCAAGATGATGTTAGAAACGCAGCATACAAATATGTTAAAGAATTTAATACAGCAATTGATGTTGGTGCAAATGTAGGATTATGGACTGTTCCTCTGTCAAAGAAATTTAACAAAGTAATTTCGTTTGAACCTATGGCACAAGTTTTTGAATGCTTAATAGAAAATACAACAGGTATTGAAAATGTTATTATCAATAATTTTGCACTAGGTAGTGAACAAAAAAACGTAGCTATGACTTATGATCCAAACAATACAGGAAACAGTTTTATCAACGGTAAAGAAGGCGACATTAAAGTAAAAACACTTGATCAAAGTTTTATGCCTCCATTTGAACTAATAAAAATTGATTGCGAAAGACACGAATTAGAAGTTTTAAAGGGTGGTATAAACACTCTAAAAAAATACAAGCCCATTGTAATAGTCGAACAACATCCTGATACAAAATACTGTGCAGGAGAATTTTTGAAATCACACGGTGCTGTTGAATTAACAAACGTTAGGAAAGATTTTATTTTTGGATGGTAAAATTGTAATTGTAACTGGAGGATTTGATCCGTTACATAGTGGACACATTGAGTATTTTAAATCAGCACGTTCTTTGGGCGATAAATTAGTTGTAGGGCTTAATAGTGATACGTGGCTTGAGAATAAAAAAGGTCGTGCATTTATGCCGTTTGAAGAACGTGCAAATATTGTCAAACATCTTGAAATGGTTGACGATGTTATGCTAGTCGAAGACGACGAAACTGGCGGCACAACAAAAGCAATTGGATATCTTTTACAAACAACAACTGGTAAACTTATTGTTGCAAACGGTGGGGATAGAGTTGAAGGCGAAATTCCAGAACAAGCAACATACGGCGATCATCTAGACGTAGAGTTTGTATTTGGTGTTGGCGGCGAAGATAAAAAGAATAGTAGTAGTTGGATACTCAAAGAATGGAGTCAGCCTACTACAGAACGTGCGTGGGGCGAATACAAAATATTAGACAAAGGCAATGGCTGGCAAGTTAAACAACTTGAGTTTTATCACGGCAAAGCATTAAGTGACCAAAGACACTTTAAACGTAGTGAACACTGGCACGTTGTAGATGGAGTAATTAATATGTTCCTAGAAGATAAGCAAGGTAATAAAACAAGCACATTGTTAGTACCAGGAGATAGTATTGACATCCCAGTAGGCTATTGGCACAAAGCTGTCAATTTAGATAATAAATCTGCAAAAGTTATTGAAGTATGGATTGGCAATAATTTAACCGAAAATGATATAGAAAGAAGAGACTAATGACCGAACCCCTTAAAGTATTTGTAGGATGGGATAGCAGAGAAGATATTGCATTCCAAGTTTGTAAACAAAGTATTTTAGAACACGCCAGTGTACCTGTAAAAGTTATACCTTTGAAACAAGATGATTTAAGAAAAAAAGATCTCTACAATAGACCTATTGATGCACTTGCAAGTACAGAATTCACATTTACAAGATTTTTAGTTCCTTACTTAATGGGATATCAAGGATGGGCATTGTTTATAGATTGTGATTTTGTGTTTTTAGATGATGTTAAAAAATTATTCGATCAGATTAATAACAAATATGCTGTAATGTGTGCGCAACACGACTATACGCCCAAAGAAGGCACAAAAATGGATGGGCAAGTTCAAACAGTTTATCCACGTAAGAACTGGTCAAGTATGATGCTAATAAATTGTGGCTCTTATACAAACGGTGTATTAACCAAAGAACTTGTAAACGATCCTTTAAAAACTGGCGCATATTTTCATAGATTTAGTTGGGTGCCTGATGCCGAAGTAGGAGAATTAAGTCACGAGTGGAATTGGCTTGTAGGATGGTATAACGAACCAAAAGATGGAAGACCAAAAGCATTGCACTATACTGAAGGCGGGCCCTGGTTTAAACAATACGAAGACTGCGAGTATGCCAAGGAATGGTACAAAGCAAAAGGTAAGTACTTTGAAAACGCCTATGTACACGCAAATGCCAAAGCCTCAAGCTTAGGCGAAAAAAGAAAACGTGATAGAGAAATAGACATAAGTGAAAGAATACATCCAACAAATTTAATAATGGATGATCAAAAAAAAAAATTAATTGAAAAATTTTTTAACTATCTTAAAGATCCAGATGGTAATTTTTACGATACAAATTTTAAGGAGGATTTAATGGCAATACGAGGTGATAGAGTAGCAGCAATCTTTCCTGATTCTGACGATGAAGATGGCAATTTTAACCCACAAAAAAAAGGATACGAGTTTGATGAATACTTAGAAGCATTAGTACAGGGCATTCCTAAAGGTATGCTTAGTACTTGGGAACAAGAAAAAACATCAAATGTTCCTTTACTTATAAGAGGCTTAGGTAAAAAGAGTCAATTAGCTATAAAAAACTGCTGGGAAAAACAACAAACATTTTATGCAATTGATAGTGGGTATTTAGGCAATGAAAGAACTAAAAGTAAAGTATGGCATCGTATAACTAAAAATGCTTTACAAAATTTAGGACCTATCAAAGATAGAGCAAATGACAGGATGAATAAAATAGGTTACAAATACCTTAAATTTCATCCAGGAAGTAAAATATTAATTTGTCCGCCTAGTGAGAAAGTTATGAAATTTTGGGATCAACCTACACCTGAAGAATGGACACAACAAACTATTAAAGAGTTGAAACGTTACACAGACAGACCGATTGAGGTAAGGTTAAAACCTAAACGTAACGAAAGAATAGCAGATGGTAATATTGTACACGCTTTGCAAAATGACGTACACTGTGTAGTTACATATAATAGTATTGCAGCAACTGAAGCATTACTTAATGGTAAACCTGCTATTGCTTTAGGACCCAATGCTGCAACTGTGTTATGTAATACAAGTTTATCCGAAGTTGAAAATTTAAATACTTTTGATAAATTGACAATTGAAGGATATGCTGCACATCTAACATATTGTCAATTTACAAAACAAGAAATGCAAGACGGAACGGCGTGGCGAATTTTAAATGAAAGTAGTTAATTATCTAACTAGTGTTCCTAGAGGTAATACCAATAAGCAAAAAGAAGAATTGCTTATGAAATTTCATAATGGTGTGCAACGTACTGGCGACGAGTCTCATTTGCATAGAGAATATTTTACCGTAGACTGCGATGCGGCACTTATACAAGGATGGGTATATAATGATACTACACCATCACATTTAAGTTTACGCAAAAAGGTTATAGAACATCAACAAAAAACAAACAGATACACAATAGTTGCTGATGCAAATTTGTTTTTGTATGCAAATAAGATTAATCCTCAAGGCTATTTGCGTTATAGTTTAAACGGTGTTTTTCCAGATACGGGAATTTATTGTGATAATAATATTGATGAAACAAGATGGAATCAAATATCTATCAATACAGGAATACGTTTAGAAGAAAACAAAAAAAACGGAAGTCATATTCTTATACTTTTGCAAAGACAAGGCGGCTGGAGTATGGGCGGAGAAAACGTAATTGATTGGACAAACAAAACTATTAGACAAATTAGAAAAGCAGGATGTGATCGAATGATTAGAATCAGACCGCATCCGGGTTGTAAAAAATCTAAACAATTTTTAAACCCAAGAACTAATCCTTTTTATAAATTAAACAAAGTTATGATATGCGATCCTGCCAACAGATTAGAAAATGACTTAAAAAATTGTTATGCAGTTGTTAATAAAAATAGTAGTGGTATAGTAGGGCCAATTATAAAAGGATATAATGCCTTTGTTACAGAGCCAAATAAAAGTCAATGTTCAGAAGTAAGCAATCATAATTTACAAGATATAGAAAACCCAAAAACTTTTGATAGATTAAAATGGTTACAAAGAATTAGTATGTTTCATTGGAATTTTAGTGAACTCGAAACAGGACAATGCTGGAGTCATATAAAAAATTACGTCCAGTAACTTTCGGTTCTTTTTACCATTATATCTTTAGGTAAACTTTTACCAGTATTCTTCCTATCACCTTTCATATGATCTATCCATCTACCAAGTTCAGTGTTAATTAACGGATGTCCACCGCCGCCAGTTTTTGCTTCTTTCAAATACATATCGGCACTATAATCCAATACATTATTGTCAATTTTTGTTAGTTGGTTTAAAATGTGTCCAAAAACAAAACTATCGTGCCATTCTTCTAATTCAAAAATACCGTTTTCGGCTTCTTCATAAAATCTTTCAAACTCTTTTATAAATTGTATACACATTGGATGGTTTTTATTTAATCCATAAAACCCGCACTCCGGCCAAGTTTGCGAACCTTTACCTCTACCTACATATGTAATCCATTTATCGTCTGGCAACAATTTTTTAAATTGTTTGTAACTCCACTTATTATGTACAAATGTATCGGCGTCCATCCACACACACCAATCTGTGCTTTTTTCAAATGCATCAAAAACAGCATAAACTTTGTTTGCAAAACGAATTGCATTCCATTTAAACTCTTTATGCCAATCTCTTGGTCTACGTGCTTTAATATCAGCAGGCGGTATACCATTTGCTTTTGGTATATCTTTCCAACGCTGTTTAAATTTATTTAATTTAGGAAGTTCTCTGGTTGCTTGTATTTCTATTATTTGCGATCTATTAGTTATAGCAGGAAAACAATTCTCTGCATAAACAAGTAAATTTATGTTTGGATCAACATTTTCAGCAAAACTATCTAGGAAACGTTGTCCGTATTTGTCTAGTCCTTGTTTATGAAATGTTGTTACCACAGTTATGTTTGCCATATTTCTTCCTTGTTAAATAGTACTGGAGTATTTAAGTATGAAATTTAAATTATGGAATGAATATGGAGCAATGAATTCAAAGCCAGTATTTGATGCTTTTAAAAATAGTTTGCTTAATGCAGGACATAGTTTGTCTGACAATGATTCAATAGGCAGTGCTGATGTACACGTAATATGGAGTGTATTATTTGCCGGAAGAATGACTCCAAATAGGCATATATGGAACGTATGTAAAAAACAAAATAAGCCTGTTATTGTACTTGAAGTAGGTGGTATAAAACGTGGAACAACTTGGAAGGTAGGACTAAATGGAATTAATCGTGACGCTTATTTTGGTGGACTTCATAATAATAGTTCTCGCGCTGATTCTCTTGGGTTATTTCTAAAACCTTGGAAGACAAGCGGAACTCATATTTTAATTTGTGGACAACACGATAAAAGTTTACAATGGGAAAATATGCCACGTATGAGTAATTGGTTGATGAGTATAATTGACGAAATAAAAAGTTATACAGATATGCCTATTGTGTTTCGGCCACATCCTAGATGCAGATTAGAACATATAGAAAGGCAATACCAAAATGTTTATAGAGACGAACCTGTAAAACTTGATAACACATATGACGACTTTAACCTTAGTTTCAAAGATGTTTTTGCAGTGGTTAATTGGAGTAGTAATCCCGGTGTGCAAGCAGCAATTGCAGGCATACCTGTTTTTACAGGACCGAGTAGTTTGGCTTATGAAGTAGCAAATCAAGAATTGTCGCAGATAAAAAATCCAATCACACCCGAAAGACAACAATGGTTAAATGATTATGCTTGGACAGAATATACCATAGATGAAATAGAAAAGGGTATTCCTTTAAATAGATTGACTAATCATTTATAATCTGTTATAGTTAAATTATGAATGAAATACAATACATCGAAGACTTGTTAGCGTGTGTCTTAGGCAAATGGGGACACACTTTCGCATTGAGAGATTCTGACTTATCGTTATTGAATAGTTTTGATAGACAAATTGTTAAGGGTGTTGCTCTCACAGATAGACAATATAATTTACTAAAATTAAAATTAGAAATATATACAAAACAATTTGAAAAAAATAACATACCTAATTGGAGTGCTGCATTACAAAGTATAAGCACTGAGTTTAGAGAAATAGATAGATCAAAATATATATCACTTGTTGAATTTGATAATATTGTTAAAAATAGTAGATCACATTATTCATTAAAAGAAGGACTATATATAAAAATTAGATTTCCTTTTAATAAAAAATATATAACAAAGTTAGAGTCAATTATACATAGTAACAATAATAAAACATACTTTCACGAAAAAAACTCTCACGAACATTATTTTAAATTTACTGCATTAAATTGTTACAAATTACATTCAGCATTTCCTGATTGGCAAATTGATCAAACTATTACAGATGTATCTAAAAAAGTACAGCAAATTTATGATAATAAAGATGCATTTATTCCCCAATATAAAAATAATAAATTTTTAAATGTAGATACAAATGTTGCTACGCAATTACAATCGACTGAAAAATTAAAAATTGCAGATTTATCTATTGCGTATGGGTTTTACGTTTCTGATATACAAGACAATACATTATTAGATAAGATTGCATATCGCAAACAACCAACTGTACTTGCTAACATTGAAACAAATAGTTTATACGATATAGTAAATTGTATAGATTATTTAGAAAGATATCCTTTGATAGTTTGTATAGATAAAGACGATGCATTTGATCAAGTTAAAGAAATGCATACAGCAATATCAAAATACGTTCCAAATAATTTACAAAGTGTTATGTTTAGAGTTGAAAGTAGTGATAAAAAAAATAATCAACTGAATAATTTTGTTAAAGAAAATATTCTTAACAACTGGGTAGACAAAACAACAAAAGTAGTGTATATTAAAAAAGATAAACTACCTAAAGTTTTACTTAAAACAGATTTTAAGCCACGAACAGCAGTTTGTAAATCTAGCTTACGTTCTAATAGATTAGTAACTAATTATGTAAATTTTAATTGCGATTTGATAGTTTACAATGATATAAGTTTAAGTAGTTTTACTGAAACATACTATACCAAAGGATTTAATAATTGGCAACTTGTAGATTAATAATTGAAGACGAAGTAAATATTAAACTAGAAGGACTAGAAGTCGATGTTCGGCGGAAGTTGTCAAATGCTCTCAAGTTCGATGTGCCATATGCAAGATATATGCCGCAGTACAAACTAGGACGTTGGGACGGCAAGGTTGCTTTCTTTGGCATAGGCGGTACTGGCTATGTTAATCATCTTGATGTTGTACAAGAAGTACTTGCTAAGAACAGAGTACAAATTGTTGACATTGATGATAGACGTCATCCAATACAATTAAACTTCAAACCAGTCACAGAAACATACTGGAAAGACCAAGGCGTTGTATGGCCTGAAGGACATCCAGCAGAAGGCGAAGATATTATTCTACGTGACTATCAAGTAGAAGCAATTAACAATTTCTTAGAAAATCCACAGAGCTTGCAACAGATTGCTACTGGTGCAGGCAAAACAATTACCACAGCAACGCTGTCACACATAAGCGAGCCGTATGGCAGAAGTCTTGTGATTGTTCCTAACAAGTCGTTGGTAGAACAAACAGAAGAGGACTATATTAACTGCGGCTTGGATGTAGGGGTGTACTTCGGAGACAGGAAGAACCTAGGTAAGACTCACACTATTTGCACTTGGCAGAGTTTGAATATACTCGACAAGAAGAACAAGGACGGATCAGCAGTGTTATCACTTGCAGAGTTCTTGGAAGGTGTAAGCACTATTATTGTTGACGAAGTACACCAAGCTAAAGCAGAAGTTCTCAAGAACTTGCTTACACGCAACCTACGTAATGCACCCATACGTTGGGGACTAACTGGTACAGTACCTAAAGAGAAGTTTGAGTTTGAAAGCATACACGCTTCATTGGGTCCAGTTATTGGAAACATTAGTGCTAAAGAATTGCAAGACAAAGGTGTACTATCGCAATGTCACGTAAATATTGTGCAACTTATTGATACAGTAGCACACAGAGGTTATCAGGAAGAATTAAAATATCTTGTAACAAATCAAGATAGAATAAATTATTTAGGCAAATTATTAAAAACAGTAAAAGAATCAGGCAATACTTTAATACTTGTAGATAGGATTAGTGCAGGTGAAATGTTAGCAGAACTAATACCCGATAGCACATTTGTTAGCGGTAGTGTTAAAGTAAAAGACAGAAAAGAAACTTACGACGAAATTAAAGAAGGTACAAACAAAGTTATTATTGCAACATACGGCGTTGCAGCAGTTGGCTTAAACATACCTAGAATTTTCAATCTTGTTCTTATAGAGCCAGGAAAGAGTTTTGTTCGAGTTATACAAAGCATAGGCAGAGGCGTTCGAAAGGCAAAAGACAAAGACTTCGTACAAATATGGGATCTTACAAGCACTTGTAAGTTTGCGAAGCGGCACCTTACCCAACGTAAAAAGTTTTATAAGGAAGCACAATACCCATTCACAATAGAAAAAGTGGATTGGAAATAAATGAATATTTTAACATTAGAAAACAAAAGTTTTAATTTAAATACAGTACCAGAAGAAGTAGACGATTCAGTAAGATTTAGTGTGCTAGATAATAGTAATCCTCAAGATCCAGATTTCTTTTTTATCCCATTAATTTTTTTAGAAAGCTTTAGTTCACCGGCAGTTGTACTTGAAATAAATAATAAGCAGATAACAATGCCATTGGATTGGTGTTTAGCAGTGGGTTGTAGTCAAGCAGGAAGTGACTTAGAAGTACTACCACTAACAAGTTTAAATCAAAGAGGGTTTGAAGCATACCTTTTTAACCCGTTAACAAGTAGTAACCCAAAATTTGGAACAATAGAAATAGTAAATTTTTACAATGATGTAAAATGGTATTTTCCAAAGCTTAAAACAGGTCAACTTTTAAGTGTTCCAATAGAAGAAGGCGATAATCCGTATTGTGCCTTTTTTGTAAAAGATATAAACCGCCAAAGTGAAGTTATTGACTTTGGAAAATTGTTATAGGAGATTAATATGAAAGCAGGAAAGATTTGGGGACAAACTGAACTTATCCACGCTAACGGTGTACTAGAGTTTCACCGGATTGAATTCAAAGGTGGCTACAAGTGTAGCGAACACGAACATCAATTTAAATGGAACGGATTTTTTGTCGAGTCGGGAAAAATGCTAGTTCGTGTATGGCAAAAAGATTACGACTTAGTAGATGAAACTATTCTTGGTCCAGGAGACTTTACACAAGTCAAGCCAGGAGTAATTCATCAGTTCGAAGGATTAGAAGACGGTATTGCTTTTGAACTGTATTGGGCTGAGTTTAATCACAATGATATTGTAAGAAGGTCTGTTGGTACAACTGTATGAGTTTATCAAAAGAATATCTAGATCAACTTTCGCATCTGCATAACACAACTAAATTCGGAAGTGGTGGAACAAACTTACCTAAAACAATTTTGCCTTATTTAGAAAAAATAAAAAGCTTATTGGATTTTGGAAGTGGAAAGGGATTCTTTTCTAATACTGTAAAAGAACATTATAAAGATATTAATTTATATACATACGATCCTGTAACATCTTGTATAGATTTACCAACTACTGTTGATATGACATATAGTAGCGATGTCCTAGAACACATAGAGCCGGCATATCTTGAAGAAACACTAGATATGCTTTTTAATATTACAACAAAATATCAATATCATTTAATTGCTTGTCATCCAGCAAAGAAAAAACTAAAAGACGGAAGAAATGCTCATTTAATTGTAGAAACACCTGACTGGTGGAAAAACAAACTTTCAAAATATAACTGGAAGATTGTGTTTGAAAAAGTTAAAGAAAAAGAAAAATTTATACAAGGACAGCAAATACATATGGTTAAGTATATTGTTTTGTTAGAAAAAAATGAGTAAACTTGTTACAGGGGAAGCATTGATTTACGAACGTGCAAACGGAGTAGTTTGGGCAAGGTATCGAGATCCTCCTCATAACACTAAACCAAGATGGATTATCGGAGGAGATCCGGGTGCAGTTGCCAGAGCGCAAGGTGAGTTGTTGGATTATGGTAGTTGGAAAGAACTATGTGAACTAGCATTACAAAACAAAACTTTGATGAAACAACTTGATAAACTAGTAACAACTTACTATCTTATAAAGGAATCAAAATGAGAATTATTGCAGGACCGTGTCAGCACGAGACATTAGCACAAAGTTCAGAAATTGCACGTGAATGTAAACGAGTATGTGATAGGTATAACATTGAATATTACTTTAAGGCAAGTTTTGATAAGGCAAACCGTAGTAGTATGCAAGGCAAACGTGGTGCCGGCTTTGGACCTACTATGACAGATTTCAAAGCGATCAAAGAAAAATTCAATGTAAAAACATTAACTGATGTACATACTATAGAACAAATACACAAAATAGATATGTTAGGAGATGTTGTAGATGTATTACAGATACCTGCATTCTTGTGTAGACAGACTGACTTAATCAAAGCGGCCTGTGCTACAGATAAAATTGTTAATATTAAAAAAGGACAGTTCCTTGCACCCTGGGACGTCAAAGGCATTTTATCTAAAACAGAAGGTGCCAAAGAAGTTTGGATAACTGAAAGGGGAACAAGTTTTGGTTACAATAATCTTGTCGTTGACTTTACTGGTTTGCAGTATATGCTTGACACTTATAACACTCCAATTGTGTACGATATTAGCCACTCGTGCCAAAAGCCCGGAGGACTTGGGGAATCTAGTGGTGGCAACAGGGATTATATTCCTGGTCTGGCTAGGGCAAGCAGTGCTCTTGGGATTACAAATTTTTTCATAGAAGTACATAAAGATCCTGATGCTGCACCAAGCGATGGTCCTAATATGTTGTACCTAAAAGATTTTGAAGACGTAGTTAAGCAGATATATCACTGCTACAGAGCAGGCAATAGCTGGCATTGGATGTGATGAAAAATGTTGCTGTATTAATTGATTTTTGGGTAGACAAAAATTCTAACTTAGATCTATTTACTAAACTTACACACAAAAAATGGATAAAAGAAATTGACACCAATAAAACAATCGATACAGTTATTGTTGCTTCATATGATGTTATAAAAAAAGAATGGAAAACACCAATAGCATTAGACACAAGAAAATTCGTAGGAAGTGATAATTGGAATAAAAAAATAAAAAACATTGATTACGATAAAATGCATAATGGTAGAAGAGATCACTTAACAAATCCAGAAGTATGGAGGTTGACAAAAACAAAAAATGTGTATACAATACATTATCCTTGGGAGTTTCAAAACATTGATGAAATACAATCAGTTTATATGTACGGAGCAGCCTGGGATATTTGTGTTCGAGACAGACCGCTAGGATTTAACTTTTGGTTACATAAGACAAAGGCAAAAGTAATGTTAACAAAAAATAGTTGTAAGTTTAGCAATCAAACTTACGTAGATTTTAACGCTATTCCTACTGTACAAAAGGTACAGGATAATTTGTACGAAATGATAAGGATGTAAAATGACAACAGCAATATTAATCCCTGCAAGATATGCAAGCACAAGATTTCCTGGTAAAATGATGGCACCACTAAATGGAGTTCCTTTAGTAGAGGTTGTTTACAATAAATGTGCAGCTACAGGACTAGATACATATGTTCTCACAGATGCACAAGAAGTGTACAATCATATAGGCGCTGGTAAGTGCATTATGACACAACAAGCAGAAAATGGCACCGAACGTTGTATGCAAGCAATTGACGAAGTACTACAATACGATAGATATATAAATGTGCAAGGAGATATGCCAGATATTACAGCACAAATAATACTTGCAGTTGAAAATGAATTACATAGAAGCGATGTAGCAACGGCATATACACCTATGGATTTTAACTTGCGAAATGATCCAAACAGTGTTAAAATGATACACAGCAGGGGCAGAGCACATTGGTTTTTACGTGCTAGTTTAGAATATGGCGATCATCATTTAGGTATATATGGTTATAATAGAGAAGCAAAGGCTATGTATAATGCAAGTACAAAATTTGTAGAAGAAGATATTGAAAAACTAGAGCAGTTACGTTGGATACAAAATGGTGTACGTATAGGCGTAGTTGAAGTAGAATTTAATGGTATAGAAATAAACACACCAGCAGATTTAGAAAAGTGGGAAAAAAATAATGGCTAAAGAAATAATTGTTAAAGAAGATAAAAAATTAATCGAACAATGGTTAAAAAATAATAAAATTACAATTTGTGAAGCGGGTGCTATCACTGAAGATATTGTATATACATTTGGTTCAAAGAAAAAGAAAGCGCCAGCAAAAAATGCCAAATAAAGAATTAGATCTTTTTAAAGAACTTATTCCTGCTATTGATATGGGCATTAAAGAGTTGTATGATGCAGCAAGTGAAGATGGCAAGAAAGATATAAAACTTGACTTATGGAACTTGAACCGTTATATTAGTAGTGTAAAAGGCAATTACGAAAAGACCGCATTAGCATTGTTTAAAGTTAATGAATACTACAACAAAAATTGGAATGTGCTCGGCGGTACTAATCACGTGAAGTTACAATGGCAATTATTATGCGTTGCAGGTAAAACAGGAAAGAAACAGTTTCATCCTTGGATTGGACTCAAAAAGAAAAAAGACGACAGCAGCAAAGCAGTAAAATTATTATCAAACATATATCCTGAAATGAAAATGGACGAGGTAGAAACCCTTGCTAGAATATCTACAAAAAAAGAAATTAAACAACTCGCCCTTGAATACGGTTACGAAAAAGTTGACATCTAAATATACTTGTGAATATTGTAATAAGAGTTATGTTAAAGAAAGCACACTCTTAGCGCATATGTGTGAGCCCAAAAGACGCTGGCTACAAAAAGATGAAAAACGTGTTACCCTAGGATTTTATGCATTTCAAAGATTTTACACATTAAGTGCAGGACATAAAAAAGATAAAACATATGAAGAATTTGTTAAGTCATCATTTTACAATGCTTTTGTTAAGTTTGGCAGTTTTGTTAATAACGTGCGTCCTTTGTATCCTGACAAATATATCGATTATGTTGTTACTAGTAATGTAAAACTTGATCACTGGTGTCGTGATGAAATGTATGAAAAATATGCAATTGAACTTATTCGCAAAGAAGGAGTTGAAACCGCATTAGAACGCTCAATAAATACTATGGCTGAATGGAGTAAAGAAAAAAATAGTTCATATAATCACTACTTTTTATATGCAAGTACAAATAGAATAACCTGGGATATTAAAGATGGTAAAATTTCTCCTTGGCTGGTACTAAACTGTAATAGTGGTAAAAAAGTTTTAAACGAACTTAATGACGAACAATTAGGAATGTTAAACAATGTACTAGATCCTCAGCACTGGGCATTAAGATTTAAACGACAGCCAAAAGATGTTGAACTTGTAAAACAAGTTGTGAAAGAAGCAAAACTATGAGGAGTAAATAAATGCCAGATATTGATATAGATTTTGCAGACAGAGATGTGATACTATCACAGCTAAAACATCGTGTGGCAAAACTAGATACAGGCAAGAAGCACAACACTGGTGTTTACACTACAGAGATTCCGCATAATCCTATAGATGGCATAAGTACTATTGAACATAAGACTGCGGAAGAACGTGGCTACTTCAAACTAGACTTCCTTAATGTAAGCATCTACAAAGATATACGCAACGAGGAACATCTAACAGAATTAATGGAAAGGACACCACTATGGCAACTTCTGGAGCACAAAGACTTCGTAGACAAAGTTTTTCATCTCTCAGGACACGACAAACTGTTGAAACAATTGAAGCCCACATCGGTAGAACAATTGGCTGCTACCCTTGCGATTATAAGGCCTGCCAAGCGGCATTTGGCAAATCAAAGTTGGGAAGAAATCTTAAAAGACGTTTGGATAAAACCAACCAACGGTGAATATTACTTTAAGAAGGCACACGCATTTGCTTATGCAATGAGTGTTATAGTACATATCAATTTATTGTGTGAATTAGCGTTTTCTTAAAACTTGTACGCTTTTTCTTTTTATTCTTTTGTTTGATAAATTATTTAAATTGACACAAGGGCCTACAGATATTTTTACATCTTTTGTATTCATAGTCATCATTGAATAATTAAAAGGTAACATTTCTGATTTTAAAAATATATTAATTGGAATCATTCTGTTTGATTCCCACCACCAAACTTCACCAAGTTCTAAAAAATACTTTTTTTCTTGATCTGTTTTTAATTTATTAAAAACATACATTGTTGTCACAAAGGTATCTTGATTTGAAACGATACCTACATATTCGTTACCACCGTAAGCAACAACACTTACATATGGAAATTTTTTTTCAATATCTTTCAATAACATTTTTTCTCATTATATTTAATAAATATGTATATAGTTATAGGATCCTTTATGCAACTAATACCAAGATATTTATACAAAAATCAAATTGACGTTGTATCAAACGATGTAGGATTCATTGTGGAGTATAGACCAGTGTATAGTAGACAAGTAAAAGTATATAAGGGCGTTGACAATAAAGTACAATTTAGAATGCTCAACGCTGATCAGAAGCCAATTGATATTAACGGTAAGGTAGTAAAATTTGAAGCATTTGATGAAGAGAAAGATCAAGTATTGCTTTATGATGCAACCATATTAGATGACGGATCAACTAAAGCAACCAAAGGTTTGTTTTATGTAACGATAACCGAGAATGATTTATTGCCATTGCCGTCGCAATATTTAAGCTACACAATCTACCTACTAGAAACGTGCGATACAAGAGAAGTCACATACACCAACAGAGGCTTTGATGCCTGTGGACACATATATGTAGATGATTGTACACATCCTACAATACGCAGTAGCAACAAAGTTATTAACTGGTTGCCCACAAATGAAACGTGGATTGCTGGGTACGACGATGCAAACAGAATCACTGCACAACCTAAAATTAATAAAAACGAAGCTGTACATACTGTTGCTTTCTATACCGATGCTTACAATGATAAAGGATATATAGGAAACGTGGAAATACAAGGAACTTTAGATAATCAAGTCACCGGATCAAATGATTGGTACACTATTGACACTATTGCATTTGATGGCACTGAAGTTCGACCTGTGCTAAATGTGTTTAAAGGCGTTTATTCGTATTTGCGCTTTATAGCAGATACAGATCCTGAAGAAAAGTTGTTAAAGATTTTGGTGAGAAACTAATAAAAAACCAGTATGGATAAATATAAGTATGAGTAACAGTGAGACAATATTATCATTACAATCACACCCAGGAGACAGTAGTGAACAAACTATTAGGGGTGATAAGTTTAAAGGCGACGGATATTATAGCCGAGATGACGGTTTACACACTGTTCAAGTCAGACTGACAAACTTTGTAGGCATCATTGAAATAGAAGGAACACTCGGAGTTGATCCACAAGATCCGTTCTATACTAATTGTAATGACGGAACAGATTGGACTCCCGTTTTAAGTGATAAACCTGTTTGTGTTTCTACCACAGGATTATGGCAAAGCGAAATAGTACCATTCAAACTACAATATGACGAGCCAGAAACAAGTATTAAAATTTATAACTTTGTAGGCAACTACACTTGGGTACGTGCATATATCACACGTTGGGTAGGCGGTACAATTAATAGTATTAAGATGAATCATTAAGGAATAACAATGAGTTTTGAATTAGTAAATGTAGGATCAGGAAAACTCGCAACAGACGGCGAATGTATTCGTGATGCCTTTGTAAAAATTAACAGCAATTTTACTAATGTATTTACGCTTATTGGCATTACACAAAACGTTATTACTGTTGATATTGATAATACAATAACTACAACACAAAATATTAATCTGCAAAACAGCAGTAATCAAACTGTAGTACAATTACAAGTTGATCTAAGCAACAACCTTACTGTAAATGTTGATCAAAGCATAATTATGACAATTGCTAATCAACTCAATATGACAGCAGAAAATGAAATCAATATTGTTTCAACATCTGGTGACATTAACATTACAACCGTTAACAACGATATTGTAATGACTGCTGATAATATTAATTTAAATAATCAACTTATAATTAACAACACAACTACTGAATTAAATATTCCTTCAATATCTTCGCCAACCAATGATAATGCAATAACATTTAACAATAATGATATAGACATTGTGTTAGCAGGACCGACATACGGCGATATTAACATCAATGCAGTTACAGGCGATGTAGTAGTAACAGGTGCTACAAACATAAACAATATTTTTAGTATAGATTTGTCTAATAATATTAATATGGGACTTAACGATGCAATTGCTATTGACTCAAGTGGCAATGTTACTATAAATGAATTTTTTATAATAAATGCAAACAATACTGTTAACTATAACGATTTGTTTACGTTAGATAACACTAACCAAGCAACATTAGGTGTTAACGAAGCTGTCACTGTAAGTGGCGCACAAGTTGTTACAATTAATGGAAATATAATACAACAAAACGGCAACATTAATTTTAACAACTTGGTAGAAATAGATGTAACAAATACAGAGGTTACAATCGGCGGTTCTGCTGTAACTATTGATAATTCTTCAACAAATGTTTTAAATATTGATGCTAGTCAAAACTTTATTACTAATTCAACAAGCATTAATATGAACAACGTGTTAACAATTGATAACAGTAACAATGTTACACTTAACAGCAATTCTACAAATATACAAAATACAATTAACATAGACAACGGCGATAGAGTTACTATTGAATCTACAACTTGGAATATTGAAAATAACAATATTCAAACAATGAATGTTGATATATCAAATAATGTAACAATGACAACTGCAAATTATGATATTGACACAACAAATAATTTTACTGTAAACAACGCACTAACAATTGATAACAGCAATAATGTTACAATGACAACAAATACATTTGATATAGATACCACTAATGATTTTACTATAAACAATGCATTTACAATTGATAACAGTAACAATGTAACATATACAGCAAACACATATAATTTAAACAATGTATTAACCATTGACGCAAGTAACAATGTATCATTTGTTTCAAACACGTATGACATTACAAACAACAGTGTAAAAGTAATGAATGTTGACAACAGCAATAATATTGATATGATATCTAACTCATACGATATAACAAACAATAGTGTTAATGTTTTTTCTGTAAGTAATACAAATACTATGGTATTGAATAATGCAATTACTATTGATGCAAGTAAAAATATTACGTATGATAATGGTACAACAATTAACTTTGGTGCAGGAGATGTAAATTTTGGATCAGGTAACTTAGATTTTGGTAGTAGTACATTAAGCAATCTTGGAGTAAATGATCTTGATACATTCAATATTACAGCGCCTGCAAATAATGCTTTAATGGCTTGGAATAATGCAGCAGGTGAATGGCAAGATATACAATTAGCACCACAAGTTTACACAAGCGGTAGTGACTTGGTACTTGATGGAGGAGCTCCATAATGGCAGTAACATTACAAATAAGAAGAGGTACAGCGGCTCAGTGGACAGCAGCAAATACAGTTTTAGCAGCTGGTGAACAAGGCTACGAAACAGACACTGGGTTTATTAAAGTAGGTGACGGTACAACTGCTTGGACTGCATTGGCTTATGCAATCAAAGGTAGTTTTGACGATATTAGTATCACAACAAATTCACCATCCGGAAACGGTTCGTTATCATTTGCAGCAGGTACTTCTACATTTACATTTACACCTGCAGATAGTAGTAACAAAATAGAGTTAACAGATATTAGTATAGGCTCAAATGCAAGTGCAAGTGGTACAGGAGGTGTTGCATACGACGATAGTACAGGTCAATTTGTCTATACACCACCTGATATTTCTGCAGAAGAAACATTAACAAGTTTGTCAATAAATGCTAATGTACTAACATATACAGACGAAGCTGGTACAGCTAATACTATAGATTTGAGTTTATATTTAGATGATACTAATCTGGCACGACTGACATCGGGTACATTGAATGCAGGAACCGGTATAGCAACATTTAGCAGAGATGACGCAAGTACATTTACTGTAGACTTTAGTGCATTACTAGATGATACTGATACTAATGATTATGTAGACACAGTTGGGTTTTCAGGCGGTACACTTACACTAGGTCGTACAGGCTCATTAGCGGACTTAACTGTTAGTTTAGATGGACGTTATTTACAAACAGAAACTGATCCAGTATTCACGGCTGCAACAGTTTCTAACATTGCAGACGGCACAGGATTTTTAAAGAACGACGGGTCAGGTACTTGGAGTTATGATAATAGCTCATACATAACAACGATTGCGGGTACGGTTACTGGCACATTAACACCTGATACTAACGAGGCATACGATCTCGGTAGTGCAAGTGCTAGATTCAAAGATTTGTATCTAAGCGGCAATACAATATATTTAGGCACATCTACAATATCATCTGGATCAGGTGGCATTGTAGAACTACCAACTGGCAGTACAATTGGTGGAACACCAGTTTCCACATTCAATGCTAGTTTTGCCGATTTAACAGGAAAACCAACAACAGTAGCCGGTTACGGCATTACAGATACTGTAGATAGTGTAAATATTACTAGTGTACAAAATGGTCAAGCATTAATTTATGATAGCACAGCAAGTGAATGGGTCAACGGTACAAACGGTAATGATGTTTATATCATTGACGGAGGTAATGCAACCGCGGTATATACAAATGGAGATTTAATCCTAGACGGAGGAAGCGCATAATGGCGACAAAATTACAAGTTAGAAGAGACACGGCAACAAACTGGACGAGTGCAAATCCAACGCTCAGTGATGGTGAATTGGCGTATGAAACAGATACAGGGTATATGAAAATAGGAAATGGCAGTACTGCCTGGACCAGCCTGTCGTATTTTACACCCGATGCAGTAGATGGAGATGCTAATACTACATATACATTCGGAACAACAGCAAGTGGTAGTGATGCAAATATCACACTCACTGGCAGTGATTCAACAAACGATTCAGTAACTCTTGTAGCAGGAACAAATGTCACCTTAACCGTCGCAGGTGACAATATTACTGCTGCTATTGATACTGATCTTGCAAACTACAATAATAGCAACACTGGTTTTATGACAGGTAGTTCATCTAATGCACTTACTAATAAAACAGGTAACATTTCGCAATGGACAAATGATTCAGGCTATCTAACTACTAGTGTATCAGGTGCTAGTGCCGGCCAACATTTACAATGGAACGGTTCGGCTTGGATAAACACTTGGGACTTTAATTCAAGTGCAACATCTTTCTTATCGGGATTCCGTACAAATCGCTATATTGAATATAGAAATGCTTTAATTACAATTGGTTCAATAAGTTCAGGAGATACAGTAGATTTTCCAACAACTTCCGGAACCGATGCAGGAATTGAATGGCAAGTAAATAATCCGGGTACAGACTTTGTTGCTAACCTAACTCCAGGACCAACAAACATCAACACATCGTCGTATTTTAGAATTATAATCGATAATACATCTGGTGCCACTAAAGGTAGTATTTCTGGAATAAAAAGATTTGGATCAACACAAACAGTAAACTGGATAAACGGATCTTTGCCATCAGTAAGTGGAGAAGATATATATGATGTATATGAAATATATTGCTTTAGAGGTGATGGCGGATCAGATGAAACTTGGTATGCTCATCTTTTAACTGCTGGTAATAGTCTTTCAACATTACCAGACGTTGATACTAAAGCAAACAGTGGACCAATCAATGGTTATCTATTAGCATACGATAGTTCATCACAAAAATGGGAAAATACAAATCAAATAGATCATAGTATTACTTTCCGTGCAGGTTTGGCTGCTACTGGCCCTGGAGTAACACTCAACAGTCATATGTATGATACACCTTTGACAATTTCTGAAGGTGATGATGTTACATTTAATTTGGATGCTGGAGTGTATGGATCATCTGGTAGATGGACTTTAGAAAATGTAAACAATAATTTTACAGCAGATATTACAAGCGTACCAACTGTTACTTCTGTATATAATAAATGGATTATTGTTGTAAACAATAATATATCACCTGGTGTAGGAATGACAGCATTAAAACTAGACGGTGTTTCAAAAACTATTAACTGGGCCGGTGGAGCTGTACCTAAAACTCAAACTGGAAGATTTGATATCTATGAAATCGAAAGATGGAAAGAAGCAGGTGCATTAGGTGACGAATACATCTTTGTTAGACATTGGAATGATGACAAGTACGACGGTGATATCACTGGTAGTGTGTTTGGAGATGACAGTACAGTGCTTGTAGATGGTGTAAACAATACTATACCAGCAGCAAATTTAAGTGGAGCATTACCTGCTCTTGATGCAGGTAACCTTACTAATATACCTGCAGGAGATATTGTTACAGATACTACTCCGCAACTTGGAGGTGGTTTAGATCTCAACGGAAATGATATCACAGGTAATGGTAACATTGAATTAGACACAAACAAAAACTTAACTTTTAAAACTGTTGTTAGTGGCAACGACGAAACCATTGGTAGTATAATTGCTTCAAACGGCACAAACGAATTTAATAAAGTTACATTTAAAACAGGGCCAGACGATTACGCCAACAACGGTGAGGTTAAGTGGGCAACACGAGTAAATGGTACACTAACAGAAATATTTGAAATAAACGGTAGTTCACTTGCAAAAAGTGGTATGGTAATTAACCCCAGCAGTAACGCAGGAATTGATTTTAACATAAAAGGTTCTAATGACGGATTGCTTGTGTTTGTTGATTCTGGAGAAGACAAAGTTGGTATTGGTAAAGTACCTGCTAACGGTATCTTAGATGTAGACGGTGATGTATATGCAACAAACTTCCAAGGTACTTTGGTTGGAAACATTGGCAACTTTAGTTTAGCGTCTAGTATTATTGATACAACTGACAGTAGTGGAATAACAGTAACACCTGCTGTTACAATGAGCAGCGACTTAACAGTTCAAAATAATCTTGTGGTTGACAATAATATACAAGCTACAAGTGCAGACATAAGCGGTAATGTAGCACTCAGCAGTAACTTAACAGTTACAGGTACTACAACAACCAATGGTATTGCAGTGTTTGAAAAAGGCGTAATCGAAGGATTTAGTAATTTAACAGGTGCAACCGGAACTGTTGCTCACGATTGTGCTAATGGACATATATTCAAACACGCAAGTATTGCAGCAGATTTTACTGCAAACTTTACTAACTTAGGTTTAACAAACGATCACGGAACAATGATCGCACTAATACTTACACAAGGCGGCACAGCATATATTCCAACAGCAGTCCAAATAGGTGGAGCAGCACAAACTATATTGTGGCAAGGTGGTAGTGCGCCAACAGGAACAACAAGTGGAACTGACATAGTAAGTTTCAGTATTACACAATCAGGCGGTGCTTACGTAGTTTTAGGACAGCTTACATCTTATTCATAAGGAATTAATATGCCATTTTTAGCAGCCATAAGTGCAGGATTTACAAACGCTAGAGTAATATTACCAGGTACTGGTGGTGGCGGAGGTAGTAGTAGCCCAAGTGCTGACGGTTGGCAAGCTAATACAATAATTAGTGACTCCTCTAGTGGAGGTGGCCCATCATTTGGTATAAGAGGCGTTGCAGGATTATCAGATGGCGGCGTTTTTGTATCAGGTAATGAAAATGCAGACGATATAGGCTTTGCAATGTTAACAGATACTGACGGTGATGTACAGTGGGTCAAACAACTTAATGCTAATGCATATTATGCTAGATTTTATAGTGCTTCAGCAAACGGAACCAGTCTTTTTGCAACAGGTAATGATTTTGGATGGGGAGCAAATGAAGCTGCGGCAGGTAGAACAAATGTAGCTGCTAGTATAGCTGCTAAGTTTGCTAAATCTGATGGTTCCGTTGATTGGATGAAAGTTATTAAGAAAACCAGTATAGGAAGTGTTAATGATGGGTTTGATAATTCAATATCAAATAGTGTAGCAGATAGTGACGGAAATCTTTGGTTAATAGGAAGATACAAAGGTACAAATACCGAAAGCAATTTACATATTGCGAAAATAAATGGCAGCAACGGTGCTTTAATGTCTATGCACAAACGCACAAAGTCTCCAGATACCAAACAGGATAACATTTATGGTATGAAGTTAGATGCTAGTGGAAATATATATCTATTGTGGCAAGTATATGACCCTAACAGTTCTAACTCAGGAGTTGGGGTACAAAAATTAAATAGTTCATTTGCAATACAATGGACTAAAATGTATTCAGACACTACATATAATAGTGATCGTGGTTATCAGTTTGATTTGGATTCTAGTGGAAATGTTTATGTATCTGGTTATACTGGACAAAGTCCTAGTTCAGGTACGATAGCAAAACTTAATACTGCTGACGGTACTATAGCTTGGTCTAAACAACTTAATACTGGAACAAACCCAGGAACAGGTGTAGATGACATTAAAGGAATGGTTGTTGATAATGACGACAACATATGGTTATGTGGTCCTTATGGTCCAGCCACACCATACAATTTTGTATTGACCAAATATAATTCTTCGGGTGTGATTCAAAATCAATGGGGCATAGCCGGAGGTAATGGTTACACATTATATAATTCAATTAACACAATGGATATAGATAGTAATGGTAATATATTACTTGGGTTTCAGATGTCTAAAACAGGATCTGCAAGAACATCAATATTTAAATTACCAGCTATACTTGAAGCAGGAACATTTACTGATTTAGTAATTACTGATAGAACAGCAGTTGATTACGCATACAGTCCTTCTGCTATTACACACACTACCTATAGTATGTCAGATGTTAGTAGCGATTTTGAAACTGCTGATTACAACAGCGGCAGTTATGCATTGTTGCCAATTTTTACAAATACATTTACTAAAGACGTTGATCCAATTACCGGTGGTTCAAGTGGTGGTGGCTCAAGTATTGCTTGGGGCGGAGACCGTGGATTTGCTATGGGAGGTGAAACTTCAGGCCGTGTTGATGATATAGAATATTATGATATCACTACCCCTGGGAATGCTGCTGATTTTGGAAATTTAACCCAAGCAAGAAATAATGGTGCTGCTGCTAGTAACGGTACAAGAGCATTATATGCATCAGGCGGTATACCTGCAGGACCTACAAATGTTATAGATTATATTACTTGTGCTACACTAGGAGATGCTACAGACTTTGGTGACGTAACTGGCGATAACGGAAGCGAATATGGTAGAACTGGACTAACCGGTGTTGGTGATGGAACATATGGTATATTTATGGGTGGTCAAATACAAAGTAGCTATGGTTCAAATGTAATTGACCGTGTTACTATTGATACACCAGGTAATGCTGTGGACTTTGGTGATTTAACATTATCTGTTGTTAGATATGCTACGTCAACAAATGATGCCACACGTGGTGTAAGTATTGCCGGTCAGCCTCAAAGTGGTTTCTTAAACAATATGGATTATATTACAATGGCAACTCCAGGCAATGCTACAGACTTCGGAGATCCATTACAACAAATACTATATGGTAGTAGAGGTAATGTCGGTAATGATACAATAGGTGTGTTTGGCGGTGGTTATCCTGATACTAACTATGTACATTCAAATGTTCTTCAAAAAATTACAGTGCAAACCACAGCCAATGCCACTGACTTTGGTGATATGACAGCAGGGGCAATTAATATGGCTTCTACTACCAACGGCAGTAGAGGTATGTTTACAGGCTTACAACGTTCAGGTGGTTATGTTGTTGATATGGAATACATTACAATAGATACGCCCGGCAATGCAACAGATTTTGGAGACTTAACCATAGCCAAAGGAACTGCAAGTGGTGTATCAGGAAGTGCATCGTAGTTTATATTCGTCTATAAGTACAGTATGACAGAAATTGCAAAACCTAAATCTAGCACAGAAATAAAACAGATTGATCCAGTTACATTTGGAATCACACCTATATCTTCTAGTAAAATTAATCCACAAGCTGTTGCTATTGTAAATGAATTTTTGCCTGAATTAGAGCAAAAGACAAAATACTTTGATAGGAACAATTCGCAGTCAACACTAACTATGATGAGTCTTACAATGCTCAATGGACAATCTCCAATGCGTGTAATGAGACAGGTCCTTGCTGAAACAGCAAAACGTAAAATGGCATTAGCAGAAGCTCAGGTTAGTCACGCTAAGGCATTAAAAAGAATTGAAAAGCTTCAACAAAAATTAGATGACAATCCAGACGACGGAGTTACAAGTGCAAAATTACGTAGTGCATTTGTAAGTATCGAAATGATGGAAAGCAAGATAAATGGATCATTTAAAGATATTGCAACACTTGTAAATGCATATAATAATCTAAAAGAAAATTACAATGTAGAAGACTGGACTGAACAAGAATTCGAAGACAGCGAAAAACAACATCACGTAAGACGTGGCTTTGAATTAATGTATCGTAACTTAATGGATGGCGGTCGTGTGTCAACTAGCACCATAGAATATATGCAACAGTATGGTGTACATCCCCAAGTAGCAATGCTAGAAGTTCAAGGATATATAAATCTTGTGAATGCAATGATATCTAAAAGTCAAATACCTAATTCAAGTCATTTAGAAGATTTTTTAGACGAGATGTCTAACAAGTATTTTAAAAATGCAGACATTGCTTCTCAGCGTTTATATGGTAAAGAAGATATTACAAACACAGAAATAATGAGTCTTATAGAAAAAGATTGACATTGTATCGGTACGATGCTAGTATAATAGTATGAGCATTGTGTCTGACGTCCTTACCCTATATCTGCCTGGCAAGCGCAAAACTACACCTAGTGGGTGGACCAGTTTTAATGCGCCTTGTTGTGTACATAACAATGAAAACACAGACACAAGAGGACGTGGTGGTGTTATATACGAAGGCGATACTGTAAGCTATCATTGTTTCAATTGCGGGTACAAAGCAAGTTGGCAACCAGGACGTAATTTAAGTTATAAATTTAAAAAACTTTTGCAATGGTTAAATGCACCAGATGCTGATATTACAAAACTAGCACTAGATGTTATGCGTGAAAATGAAGGTGTAGAAGTACAACAACGTAAAGTAGAACTACCTACATTTGGCACTGTGCATTTGCCCGAAGACAGTGTACGCATTGCAGACATTACAGAGTTTAACAAGCATAGTATGGCTGTTTTAGAATATATGGCCGCACGTAATTTAAACTTGGATGATACAAATTATTACTGGTCTTCACAGTTAGGATATAGAGAAAGACTGATAATACCTTTTACATATGAGGGGCGTATAGTTGGATATACAGCCCGTACAGTAGGGGAAAGCAAGCCAAAGTATCTTACTGATAGTCAACCTGGTTTTGTATATAATTTAGACGAACAAGGACATAATAAAGCGTTTTGTATATTGTGCGAAGGCCCGCTAGATGCAATACACATAGAAGGTACTGCACTAACAGGCAGCGACATTGGAGATGCTCAAGCTTTGCTATTGAATAGACTAGGAAAAGATATATATGTTGTTCCTGATAGAGATAAAGCCGGTAGTAAGTTAGTAGAACAAGCTATTGATCGAGGATGGCACGTTAGCTTGCCTGATTGGGAAGATGAGATAAATGATATTGGAGAAGCTGTAGAAAAGTATGGAAGGCTATATACTTTATACAGTATAGCAAGTGCTGCCGAAAGCAGTCCGTTGAAAATTAGATTAAAGGCAAAAAAATGGTTTACATTAAAAAATTAATACGTTTAATTATATGGCCGTACACAAGAATTAGAGATGAATTACGTTATCGTAAAAGATTAAAAGAACTCAAAAAAAGAGATCCATTTATTTACAAATGAAGAAAAAAATACTTGATTATATAATGCATACTGATCCTTGGGCTAAAATATTTTGGAAGCTTTGGTTTTGGTACGGAATACGCAAAGCAATGAAAGAACGCAAAGCCAAAGAAGCAGAAAATGCTAAAAAGCCACGTATGACAAATGACGAGTATTGGGAGAAAGTACACAATGATAGAAATAATAATGTATAAAATATGATCACTTGGGGAATAAGTGCTAACAGTCACGATGCAGCACTAGCAGTATTTAAAGATAAAAAACTAGTATATGCAAGCCACAGTGAACGATACAGTGGTATTAAGAATGATCCACACCTTAATAAAGAGATAATTAACTATGCACGTCAATGGGGAGAGCCTGATGAAATTATTTGGTACGAGAGACCCTTTAGAAAAACTCTTAGACAGATTCGAGCAGGACAAAGCTTCGGGTACTTTAGGAAAAACAATATTAGTCGCTATCTTCGACAGTATGGTATATCTGCTCCTATTAAGTATACTGATCATCACCTTGCCCATGGTGCTGCCGGTTTTTATACTAGTCCTTTTGCAGAAGCCAGTGTTGTGGTTATCGACAGTATTGGAGAGTTTGATACACTCACTATCTGGAACGCAACCAAAGAAAAAGGGCTCAAACGTATCTATAGACAGACGTATCCACATTCCGTGGGACTATGGTACTCCGCGTTCACGCAAAGAATAGGATTAAAGCCACAAGAGGATGAATACATTCTTATGGGTATGGCAGCATATGGAGACCCTTTAAGATTCTTTAATGAAATATTAGAGGAGTTCTTCCACCCTATTGATAGTCACGACGGCTTACAAGGCTTGGTTAATATAGCTTGGGATAGACCCAGGGTCAAATTACGTCATAATTTGCATAGAGGATGTATGTGGTGGCGGCCAGAACTTGATACCCCACAAGACCTAATGGACATAGCGGCTGCTGTGCAATCAATATATGCGTACATATTGAAATATATAAGCAACTGGGCTAGATGGAAATCTCCTTCGGGTAATCTTGTACTAATAGGAGGCTGTGCTTTGAATTGTGCGGCTAATAGTACTATACGCAGTGATTGGAATAATGTTTGGATAATGCCTAACCCGGGAGACGCCGGCAGTGCTATTGGTGCACCTTTAGCTCATTGGCGGCAGCATATCGAATGGCCGGGTCCGTATTTAGGACACAACATAGAAGGAGAATATCCTGTTGAAGAAATATTACAAGAATTACTTACTACTGGTATTGTTGGCGTGGCCAACGGCCGTGCAGAGTTTGGACCTAGAGCTCTTGGCAACCGCTCCTTACTTGCAGATCCCAGAGGAGAAGATATTAAAGACCGAGTCAACAACATTAAACAGAGGCAACTTTTCAGACCCTTTGCACCCGCTATATTGGAGGAACATACCAAAGATTACTTTGACGGCTACACCGGACCATATATGCAATATACATCAACTTGCACAGATCCTGGACTACCTGCAATCATCCACGGGGACGGCACCAGTAGGGTACAGACAGTTTCTAAAAATGAAAGCACAGGCTTTAGAAAATTGCTAGAACGTTGGTATGAAGAGACAGGGTGTCCGTTACTGTTAAATACTAGTCTAAACATAAAAGGTCAGCCGATTGTAAACGACGAGGCCGATGCTAAAGTGTTTGAAAAACATTATGGAGTAAAAGTTTGTACGGTTGCTGCAAAAACGTAGATATATCACGGCACGAAAAAATAATTAAAGTTGACAAGTTTGCATATCGTGTTATAATTAATTATTGTAAAAATTGCGGGCAAGTTAAAGCACAGTCACACATTAGAGAAGAAAAGAATGGCAACAAGACAAAACACTGATTATGGTTATGATATACAAAAGGTATATCTTGAAATGTTTATGACAGACGCACAAAGTTTTGTGCGCTGTCAGGGTGTGTTTAATCCTGATGCGTTTGATAGACGTTTGGTAGAACCTGCTAAATTTGTAAAGCAGTATGTTGACGAACATAATGCATTGCCTACTTTTGATATTGTAAATGCAGCAACAGATAGCAACTTAAAAGATCCAGGGCAATTAGCAGAGAATCATTATGACTGGTTGTTACAAGACTTTGAAACTTTTAGCAAACACAAAGCATTAGAGTCGGCAATTCTTAAGAGTGCAGATTTATTAGAAAACGGACAATATGGTGCGTGTGAAGACTTGGTTAAGCAAGCAGTACAGATTGGATTACAAAAAGATCTAGGCACAGATTACTTTGCAGATCCAAGAGCTAGACTAGAAGGTATCAAAGATCAAAATGGACAAGTTAGTACAGGCTGGCCGGCACTAGACAAGAAACTGTTTGGCGGATTCAACAGGGGCGAACTAAACATCTTTGCAGGTGGATCAGGATCTGGTAAAAGTTTGTTCTTAGCAAATATGGGTGTAAACTGGTGTTTGCAAGGATTGAATGTTATGTACTTGACTTTTGAACTTTCAGAAGCATTGGTTAGTATGCGACTAGATAGTATGACCACAGATATTCCAAGTCGTGATGTGTTCAAAAGCATTGATGATGTTGAAATGAAGGTTAAGATTATCGGCAAGAAGTCGGGTGCATTTCAAGTCAAGTATATGCCCACAGGTAAAAACAGCAACGATATAAGAGCGTATCTAAAAGAGTACGAGATTAAAACAGGACGTAAAGTAGATGTACTGTTGATTGACTACTTGGATTTGATGCATCCAAATGCTGTTAAGATTAGTGCAGAGAACTTGTTTGTTAAAGACAAGTATGTGTCAGAAGAACTGCGTAACTTGGCTATGGAACTTAACACTATCTTTGTTACAGCGTCACAGTTGAATAGATCAAGTGTGGAAGAAATTGAATTTGATCATTCGCATATTAGTGGTGGTATAAGTAAGATTAATACAGCAGATAACTTGATTGGTATCTTTACAAGTAGGGCTATGCGTGAGCGTGGCAGATATCAAATACAACTTATGAAGACTAGAAGCAGTAGTGGTGTTGGACAAAAGATTGATTTAGAGTTTGATGTAGACAGTTTGCGCATACGTGATTTGGGCGAGGATGAAGAATATCAAGAGTTCCAGAAACGTAAGAGTACTGTGTTTGATCAAATCAAACGAGGCAATGGTACACCAACAGTAGAAGAATCCAAGGAAGATCCAAGCGAAGGTGATACTGTAGGTAAGATAAAAGCAGAAGCAAGCACAGTTGAACTAAGAAACTTTTTAAACAAACTTGGTTCATAATTTTCTGCCTACGTTTTTTCAATGCTAAATAGAACGTGCTGCAAAGCACCAGGCATATAAAAAACTACAAGAGGCATACAATGGCAAAAGATTTAGAAAACATTGAAAAACTACTCGCACGATTTAAAAGGCAAATACCAGAAGGTACACAATACGAACAGAGACTTGTTGAAGAGTTTGAGTTAATAATTAACCTACGCTTCACAGATTACTTCCTACAAATATGCGACATAATAGACCTCACCACCGATATTAAACATATGACACGTGGATCGGCGGGCAGTAGTCTTGTATGTTACTTGCTTGGGATTACAGACGTGGATCCCATCAAGTGGAAGATACCTGTGGCGAGGTTTATGAACCCACTCCGTGACGACCTGCCGGATGTTGATATCGACTTTGAACATTGGCGACAACTAGAAGTAATGAATCGCATATTCAAAAAGTGGCCCGGCAAAACGGCAAGGTTAAGCAACTATGTCACGTTCAAAACAAAGAGTGCCAAACGCGAAGCGGCCAAACGCTTGGGCGCCACAGGTAGACTTCCTAGAAATTTTACGTACGAATCAGTGGGCGTAGACCCCGTTGAGGCAAAACGCATAGAGCGTAAATTATTAGGCAAGAAAAGAGCAATATCAAAACACTGTGGAGGAATCGTTATGTTCACTAGGCAACTACCTAAATCACTTATATCACAAGACAATCAAATATTATTAGACAAACACGAAGTAGAGGACCTTGAACACCTCAAGGTTGACATACTGGCAAACAGAGGACTATCACAACTACTGGAAATAGATCCGCATACAGCATTAGAAGACTACCCAGAGTATGACGACCAAGCAGCAGCATTGCTTGCTAGAGGCGATGTACTAGGGGTTACACAAGGGGAAAGCCCTGCTATGCGTAGACTGTTCCGAGCAATACAACCCACTGGTGTACACGACTGTGTGTTTGCTACAGCTATGGTAAGACCTGTTGCTATGTCAGGCAGGCAGAAAGCAGCAGTGTTCCAAGACTGGAGTCAAGAAACAATGCAGGATAGTATTGTATTCGAAGACGATGCTATTGAAATCATAAGTAGCATTATAGGAGTAGATGCATATGAAGCTGATTCGTATCGTAGGGCGTTCGCTAAAAAGCACGATGAAAAAATTCTGGAGTTTGTGGAAAGAATGGGAAACAATCCAAAACGAGCACAAGCTATGGCTGCACTACAGGAGCTATCCGGTTTTGGTTTGTGTAGGGCACACGCCGTTAATTTGGGAAGACTTATATGGGCCTTGGCCTACCAAAAAGCACACAACCCAGAAGCATTCTGGAGAGCAAATCTCAAACACTGCCAAGGCAGTTACAGAGGATGGGTATACCAAACAGAAGCTCACAGGAGAGACATACTCACAGAACCAGGTTGGTGGCACAGAGGTTTCCCACAAGGACTAGGTGTACAACAAAAATATCTTGAACGTGTAAACTTTGCAGGTGTTATTGCCAACGGCAGAACATTCCGTGGCAAGACAGGCAGGTATGTAACATTCCTTACGCTAGGTACAAACTACGGAGAGTATGTAGATGTTACTATACAACGCCCGTTTCAATACAGAGACGGTGACATAGTAAGCGGTTCAGGAGTAGTACGACATCAAAATAATTCCGACTATATAAATTGTACAGATGCAAAACTCTGGACTTTCAGCGAATGGCGAAAAAACATTTATCAAGAGTAACATATGGACATAAGCGTAGAAAAAACACCAAAACAAAAACTCAGTCAGTATGCTGTTGATACAGCTAGTTCAGTAAGTGTTACACACTTACCCGGTACAGATCTAAGTGTGGTAAAAGATGCAGCAATAGCATTAAATGATCAAGCAGGCAGTGCAAAAGCTGTTGCTCATATTGGCGCACGTAATTTACAATCTGAAAGCGAACTACACGAAAACTGTATAGCAATGCGTAAAGCAGGTGTTAACAAAGTATTAATCATAGGCGGCAGCACATACGAAGGTAAGGTGTATCAAACATTTTACGAAGTAAAAGAAGTAATACAAGATTACGGATTTGAAATGTACTGCGGAGTGTATCCTCAAAGCGAAAATTTAAACAATGTTGAAATGTCAAAGTATCAACATTTTACTGGAGGAATAACTCAATTGTGTTTGAACCCTAGACTTCTTAACAGTTGGAGTGTAAAAACAAGAATAGGAGTTCCGACAAATTGTACTCTCAAAGGCTTGTACAAGTATGCAAAACTATGCGGACTGTTAGATAGCGTAGCATACGCATTAGGAAATCTAAGTGGTGTGAGATATGTAAGCACAGACGGATTTGATACTTTGAGATTTGTTAACGATCTAAACGGACAACCCTTACACTTGTATAACTTTGGTAAATTAGATCAGACATTGATGCAATTAGAATTTAAGGATTGATTATGTATATAGAACCAATAGACCAAGGTAATGCTTGGCAAGTAAAAGATGTAGACATTACAAAATTAACCACAGAAGATTATGCACAAATACGTGAATGGTTAATGACAAAACTGATTGTGGTTCTAAAACATCAACCAAAAGATACTTATGCATATGGTAAACTGATACACAATATTGGTTATGGTAAAACAGGTGTAGCCAGTGAAGGCAGCATCAGCAATCAAGAAAGTTGTTTTTGGAATGGCAATGCAGAACGCTTGGTAGAATATTACAAGCCTGATCCAAATGGAGGACAAGGCAGCTTGGGTAAAATGTCTGAGTGGTATAGAAGGAAATACAATGATCCTGAAGACTATGCAGACGATCCTATTGGATTTCCTATACAACGTGTTACTGGACAAAAAGACAAAGATGAAATACCTGGAGGTATATTTGGCAAAGGTAAACTACTGTGGCACAGTAACTTGAATGGTATACGTATGGCAGATGGTGTTAGTTTACAAGGCTGGGAAGGATGTGTAGACACCAGCACTGAATTTTTAAACACTGCACGTTGTAGGGCGGATATGGATCCTGAACTGCTGAAGGCACTGCACACTGCATACGGTGAGTATCGAATATCTCCTGACCAATGGAGCCCCGAAATAGATATAGTACAAAAGGCAGGAATGAATTGGGGTGCTGGTAGATTCCGTGCCTGGGTACTGCAAACCAACAGAGCAGGCACTCAAGGTATATTTTTTAATCCGTTGAACAGTGCAAAACTATTTGGTGATGTAGACGACCTATGGAACACAGTATACGATCATTATTTCAACAACGAATACTTGTATGTGCATTGGTGGGAACCAGGTGATATTGTTTTGATGGATCAACTGCTCACACTGCATCAACGTGGACAGCACGATCCAGAAATACTAGCACACAGAGTATTGCATAGATACGAATTCAGACTCAGCAACTATGATATGTGGATGCAAAAGAACAATGTTATTATACCAGGCAGGGTAGCAAGAGACAGCGAATGAAATGGCAGTATTTAAAAAACCATACTGGTATTGAAATACTAGAGGATATACGTGCATTAGAAACCAAAGATTATCTCAACATTCGAGAATTATTACTGAAACATTTGATTGTGGTGTTTCGTAATCAAGAGCCCAGCAGTTATGAATTTGCAAGGCTCACACACAACATAGGTTGGGGCAAACGTGGCATTGCTACCACAGAAAGCATACACAACTGGTACAGTTTCAATTGGTACAACACCGGCGAAGAACGTTATCCTGGATTGCAAGGAATGCAACGCTACAAGGCATTGGTTAAAGACGGATATCCTGATCCACAACAGTATCAAGATACACCAGAACTTTATCCTGTGCAACGTGTGACTGGAAAGAAAACCCGTGACAATAAAAGCACAGGAATATTTGCAGGTGCTAGGTTGGCTTGGCACAGCAACATAAATGGATATGATCAAGCAGACGGAGTAGGACTGCAAGGATGGGAACACTGTGAAGGCACCACCACTGAATTCCTAAACACTGCACTGTGTAGAGCCACATTCACTGATGACGAACTACACCGGCTTGAAGGATTGTATTACAACTGGCGGGAAGCACATCTCAACTGGAGCAGCGGTGTTGCAGAAAGTTTTGGTGAATCAGGCACTGGCAAAACCACATTCCAGGCCGGCGGATACACAGGTCCATACAGGCTGTGGTTCTTGCAAGAAAACTCAGCAGGTGTACGAGGATTTTATTATCATTATCTCAACGAACATACACACAACGGTGACGAGGATACGGATGCTTGGATACGCAGTCGTGCATTCCAAGATGAATACAAGTACGTGCATTGTTGGCAGCCTGGCGATATCGTGCTAATGGATCAAATAATAACACTGCATCAAAGAGATCCAACTGTAACACAAGCACAAAACAACTGTAGAGTATTGCACAGAAATGAATTTCGTCTCAGCAATTATGATAATTACTTACGTAAACAGAATGTGATCATACCAGGAAAATCCAATGCGTAAACTAAAAATAAACGATGTAAACAGAGAACTCAGTCATAAAAAAATGTGGAGAGGCACAGCGGGCCGACGTAGATTTTCGGGCGAACGCAAACCTCAAGTAGGTGTAGGCAAATTTCCACCTAGTTGGTTTGAATCAATGCGCACCAGAGAAGTGCTGATGGATCGCAGTGAAGTCCGTGGAGAATCAGAGTGGATACCAGAAATAGAACAACACTGTGTAAAAACTGTGCCTTGGATAACCACGCCCAAAGAGGATATACTGGAAATGCTGGATATCTGTAATAACCACATCGACTGGGACAAACAGTACGGACCTCCAGGCAAATACATTGACATACAGTATATACAGGACATAGATGCGCAGTATCATAGTGTGGTGTATAGACAGTTGGATCAAATACAACATCGTTTAGGTGATATAGCTAGAGGAGATCCACCTAACTTTAGTCGCATTCCACCCCGTAGCTGTATGCATCCACACAGAGATACACCGCTGCGTTGGTGCTGTTTGTACTTGCCGTTGCCACATCCAGGACAAACATATGCTCCTACAGAACACCTTTGGGAAGATGGACACATATACGGAAAGAAACTGTTCCCCATAGGAGAGTGGATCATATTCAATCAAGACATATGGCACGCCGCAAACAACTTCACTGATCAAACACGCTACACATTGCAAATAGTATTAGATACAAGTTACGAAGATTTTGTAGCAAAATACACTTAGAGCATACACAGTACTATTCACATATACTAAAACAATTTTAAAACAACCGTGTCATACGGCCACTAACGACACGTCATACGGTGTTTAACGACACGGTTATGAATTTAACGTCATTCTATGTAGCTAAAAGGGCATACACCAGGTGCGCTCAGCGCTGATTTATGTAGTGCTATCACTATGTGATTCACCGTAGGACGAGTGTCCGCTGGGACCGATAGTGTATGCCGCCGAGGTATTTAGCGATAAGATTCAACACTAGCCCGAAAGCCTGAAAGGTCAGCGCCGCCAAAAGCCGCTTGCGGTTCAGCGCATTTTTTGTGGAAAGATTCTACGATACCTAAAAGCAACATCGTCGTAGCGCAACAGTATATAACTCCATATACTATCACGATGATGTCTTACAATAAACCTAGCACGATGTGCACCTGGATATGCAGGATGTTCTAGTATTGAGAAACCGTGATAGTTGAGTTCTACTTTGAAATACTGTACTTTACCCAAGTGTGGATAATTGAATGGATCTGAATTATCTCGGTGTACGTGTACAAAGTATGAGTTCATACAGTTATTTAATCAAAAACACCCGATAAGATTAAAATGATCGCAACGGCAAACGCACAACCTAACAATTCCACTGAACCCATATTACAATCCTAAACAGTACATCCACACGGGTATTACAATAAAATGTAAACCTACGCATATGCTTACCATTAGTATTACCTTGCGTTTAGCGTGTGGATCGTTGGTACCGTGCATACTGTATATATCCGTTGACTATCTCGCAGTGCTCGATAACTCGTAACACAAAGTAAGAACGCTTCGCTTGTCTTACCTTACGTGAACTCGTTATTGGTGAGGTTTTTGCGGTGTACAAATATATACACTATGGAAGATACAAAAGGAACTACAGTAGTGATACTTGCCCTAGTAGCACTGATGGTGTTTGCAATGGTGGTCAAAGACTGTAGCATATGTGATATAATGGCAAATCCTCCTGAGTGGATAGACTCGTGGTATGAACCACCCGAAATGGGTCCTGCGGGTTAAAAATTTGCTGCGCAAAAAATTATAGGGAAGTACTTACAGTTTTGGGGTGGTCTTTTCTACACCCCATTAAGCTAAGTGTTTGTATTTAAAAGAAAATTTTTTTATACGCCTACCCCCCGAGAAATTTATTTTTTTTCATAAAAAAAGAGACAACCATTTCTGATTGCCTCCTCTTAGTCACACGCCGTCTTTGCGTATTATGTGCGACCGTTATCCTCCTATGCTCAATGGTGTTAGAAGTGTAGCTGTAACCTTCCACTGTGTAGCTGACGCACTGTCCTTTACCAGCACAGTCTTAGGG